GACGCCGGGTGATCAATCATTAGCGTTGACGATGCAGGAGCTATTGGCCATGTTTCACAGGTGTCCGCCGGCGATCATTTCCGATCTCTCTACCGCCATTGAACCAGGGCACGTCCGCACATGCCGGCTAAACGAGTCGAGCGGCATGGACACCCCGGCTAAACGAATCCGATGGGCGCTCGAACAGCGCGCGATGGGCGTGCGTGAACTCGCCCGCCGCCTCGGAGTATCGCCGGGACTTCCATCGCAGTGGTGGCGGACAAAGGGACGCGGGACTTCGCCCGACCCGCATCTGGATGAAATCGCCGAGATTCTCGCAATCAACGTCGATTGGTTGCGCTATGCCCGCGGCGAACCCTTCGCCGGCGGCAGTTTGGGACCTGGCCATCAACAGGAAATCGGCCCGCCGCTTGACACGGCTTGCGCTCGCATAGTTGGAATAGCGGAAGGCGAGGTGTGGCGGGAGGGGACGTCCATGCGCGAGGCGATGGCCGCCTCTGACGGCGGCGCGCCGACGCTGCAGGTCGTGTCGCGTGAAGATATGAAAGGGCTGGAGCAGTTCGCGGTCGAGGTTCGCGGCCACGTCTGCGATCAGACCATTCCTACTGGAAGCTACGCCATCTGCGTCGATTACAATCTTTCGCGTCCGGGCGGCCCTGTCGAGGGCGACCTCGTCGTCGTTGAAAGGCGTCGAGGCCGTGAGATCAAAGCCCTGATCGCACGACTGCATTTCATCAAGGGCGCCTGGGAGCTGCACTACGAATCAAACGATCCGCGTTGGCAGCGCGAACCACCGATCCGTCTGTCCAAAGACCGGCGGCGCGACAGCGAGGGCCATGCCATCGACATTGTTGGGCACGTGCGCAGCTTCCTCAGCCAGGACCCTCAGCCAAGATTCGGACGCGAAATGCGACCACCACGCCTTGCGGCGCGCATGCGGGACAAATTGTCGCCCGCAGCACGGCGTGCAAGCAAGCCTGGGCCTCACGCGTGATATTTGACGATCGACAGCAAGGGCGATGCCTGCGACTGCAGAGCAGGATCACTTGATCATTTTCGGGGGCATGCAATCGGGATTGGCCCTCCGCAGGCCCTCCGCTTCGTTCCTTGGGCATCAGCGTCGGCGTTCCCCCCGACTCACGCGGTCTTTGGGCGTCGTCGAGCTCCGGCTGAGCAAATCTGTTTCTGCCAGTTTCCGCCGGTTTGCGCCTTGACATCGCTTTTTGGGCTGGTTCTTTCCGTCTGTTTCTGCCGGTTTCTGCCTTGACACCGTTTTTTTGTGTGATTCGCTCGGCCTGTTTCCGACAACGCATTGAATAACAACAGGATTGTTGTTTCCGCCTGTTTCCGCCTAAACAAATCGCCCGTCCTCATGCTCGTATCCGCGCAACGCAATGGCGGCGCGCGGAAGGGAATGCATCATGGGCGACCACAACGTCACAACGAAGCCGGCCGACACCTGCGCTTTGATCGATGGCTGCGGGGCCAAAGAAATTGACGTCGCGGTCGATACACATGCACGGCGCCTCAGAGGTCGCAATCTTCCGACCCGTCATCTCAACCAGATCGAGCTCTCGCGTCGGTGGAGCTTGTCACCGCGCACGCTGGAGCAATGGCGCTGGCTTGGCCGGGGCCCCCGGTATCTGAAGATCCTGGGTCGGGTGGTCTACCGCCTCGAAGATATCGAAGCGTTCGAGGCCGAACGGGGTCGTGAAGTCAAGGCAACGCGCGGGGCCACCACCCCACGCCGGAGCCCCGTGAAGTGAGACGCCCGAAGGCGATGGTCCACGCCGATACGCACCAGCACGCAAAACTACTTTCTTTTTCGCTGGGCTTCGCTGAGCGAAACAGAGCGAAAACAATCGTATTTGATCCTGAGAATCGTCGAGCTATTCCGTGCACATGCAGCGACCAACAGCACTGCCCGAGAATGTTACAGGGACGGCACATTCGATGAGCGATCGACAGGTTAAGATGATGACGATTGTCCAGCTTCCTCCGCTAAGGCCTCGTCTGTTAACCGAGACCGACCTGTGCGGCTGGATCGGCCAGGCGATGCCGGGCGATATCGTGGAGTACTACCGCGGCTTTCTGCCTGTGGACACGTTTCCGCGCGGGTCACGTCTCGCCGCGCACGAGCGCGCCGAACTCGTCCGCTTGGCGCGTCGCGCCTGGTTCGCGAGCGAAAGACAGCTGATCCATCTCGTTCAGCGGCGGCACGGGCCCGACGACTACAGCTATTTCGCAATCGCGCGCCCGAAGCCGATCACCCCAGCATCGCTGTCGTCGCTGCTGTTGGCGGAGGTCGCGCCATGACCGCCGCCCTGACGAACATGAAAAAAAGCGCAAGCGAAAAACAGCGAGTTCCATCAAAGGCGTAATCAATGAGACCTCTTGGACTTGGGAAGAATGCCGCGCTCGATCGCTACTGAGTAAGTAGAAGTCCGCACTCCGAGGCGGGATCAAACGAAAGCCGACCAACCCACGGCCGCGGCCAAGCCGTCCGGCCGAACGCCCAAGCTTTGCCCGATGCAGAAGGAGACCCGCTGATGGCCATATCGCTCGCCTCGCTCAAATCCACCGCCGCGGTCGCAGCGCCGCGGATCCTGCTGCACGGGGTGGCCGGCATCGGCAAGACCACCTTCGCCTCGCAAGCAGACCGCCCTGTCGTCGTTCAAACCGAGGACGGGCTTGGCAGTATCAAGGTGCCGTACTTTCCGCTGGCCAAGAGCTTCGATGCGGTGATGGAGGCGCTCGCCGCCCTCTATACCGAGGCGCACGACCACAAGACCGTGGTGGTCGACAGCGTCGACTGGCTCGAGCCGCTGGTCTGGGAGCGCGCCTGCCGGGACAACGGCTGGGGCTCGATCGAGGAGCCGGGCTACGGCAAGGGCTATGTCGCGGCGCTCGATCTCTGGCGGCAGTATCTCGAGGGGCTCAACGCGCTGCGCGACCAGCGCGGCATGACGGTGATCCAGCTCGCCCACACCGATATCAAGCGCTTCGACAGCCCCGAGCACGAGCCCTACGACCGCTACGTCATCAAGCTGCATACGCGCGCCGCCGCGCTCCTACAGGAGCACTCCGACGTCGTGCTGTTTGCCAACTATCGCATCAGCACGGTGAAGTCCGATGTCGGCTTCAACAAGAAAGTGACCCGCGCGCTCGGGAGCGGCGAACGCGTGCTCTACACCGCCGAGCGTCCCGCTTTCCTCGCCAAGAACCGCTACGGCCTGCCCGACGTGCTGCCGCTCGACTGGCAGGCCTTCGCCGCAGCCATGCCGCAACCGTGATCGCATCAGAACAGGAGACCCCTCCATGGCCAATCTCGGAACCACCTTCGACGCAACCGGCATCGACCCGGTCAAGCCCCTCGACGTGCTGCCGCCGGGCAAATACCTCGCTCAGATCGTCACCAGCGAGGTGCGCGTCACCAAGGACGGCATGGGCCAGTACCTACGGCTCGAGCTCGATGTGCTGGACGGACCCTGCCGCGGCCGCAAGCTGTTCGACCGCCTCAACCTGGTCAACGCCAATCCCCAGACCGTGGAGATCGCGCAACGCACGTTGTCGGCGATCTGCCACGCCACCGGACGCCTGCAGGTGCAGGACAGTGAGGAGTTGCACCTGATCCCGCTGATCGCAGACGTGCAGGTTCAGCCGCCGAAGAACGGCTACGGCGAAAGCAACAAGATCCGCTACCTGCCAGTCGATCGTGGGGCCAAGGCACCGGCGCCTCCCGTGCGCCCCGGGCCCACGCCGTCGGCACCGGCCCAGTCAGCCGCTCCAGCCGCGGGTTTCGGCTCGGCGCCCTGGAAACGTCAGGCATGAGGTCGACCCACAGCGCACCGCCGCCGGCAGATGAACGGCGGCGGTGTGCTGCGAAGGTGATCGCGGAGACACCCATGGACAGCGACATCATCCGCCCCGCCGCAGCGGTCGGCGAGCCGGACCTGCCGGCCACCCGCGGCGCAATCCGCGCTCGCATGACCGAGATCGACGACGCCATTGCGTCGATCCGCACCCAGATCGCGGCCGCCGACCTGCAACGGCAGTCGAGCCGCAAACCGCTCGACCCGCGCTGGTTCCACCGCGCCAAGACCGCGCTGCGCCATCTGCAGCGCGAACGGGCCGAGCTCTTCGCCAAACTGTCCGCGCTGCCCAAACCCAGGGATGGCTTGAAGGACTGCGTGATCGCGGTGCTGCGCGAGCGCCATGACGAGGCGGGCTGGGCCGCCATCATGGACGAGGCACATCGGCGTCTCGCCGGGGAGGCGTCATGATGGCCGCTCTCCCGCCCCCACCCACGCCGACGCTGTCGGCGATCTATGCGGCCTACGAGGCCAATCGTGACTACGGCTTCCGCGATCACCTCGGCGCGTCCCTGATTGGCAAATCCTGCGAGCGGGCGCTCTGGTACGATTTTCGGTGGGTCACCCGCGCGCAGTTCCCCGGTCGCATTCTCCGCCTGTTCGAGACCGGCCAGATGGAAGAGGCGCGGCTCGTCCGCAATCTGCGCGCCACCGGCGCGACCGTGCTGGATGTCGACCCCGAAAGCGGCAGGCAGTGGCAGGTCGTGGCGCATGGCGGGCATTTCGGCGGCGCCCTCGATGCGGTCGCGATCGGGCTCAAGGAAGCACCCAAGACCTGGCATGTGGTCGAGTTCAAGACCCATTCGGCCAAAAGCTTCCGCGAGCTGATAGCCAAAGGCGTCACGCTGTCGAAGCCGCAGCATTGGGCGCAGATGCAGATCTACATGCATCTCACCGGCATCACCCGGGCGCTCTATGTGGCGGTGTGCAAGGACACCGATGAGCTGCACATCGAACGCGTGCGGGCCGACGATGAAGCGGCCGCGCGTCTCATGGATAAGGCGCGCCGGGTCATCGAGGCCCAGCGTCCGGCGGCCAGGATTTCGGATGATCCGGCCTGGTGGGAATGCCGGCTCTGCAGCCACCATGCCGTCTGCCACGAGGGCGCCGCCGCCGCGATCACCTGCCGATCTTGCCTGCACGCAACGCCGGTCGAAGGCGGTTGGCATTGCGCGCGTTTCGACAAGTTGCTCGACCGCGATGTGCAGCGCCGCGCCTGTCCCAAGCACCTGTTCATTCCCGATCTCGTGCCCGGGGAGGTGATCGACGCCGGCGAGGATCATGTCGTCTACCGCATGGCCAATGGCACGCAGTGGGTGAACGATGCCCGGGAGGCCGCCTCATGCTGAGCTTGCGACCCTACCAGCAGGCCGCGATCACGGCGATCTACAACTATTTTGCCGAGAAGGCGGGACACCCGCTGGTGGTGATCCCGACGGCTGGGGGCAAAGCTTTTGTGCTGGCGTCTTTCGTCCAGGGCGTGCTGCGGCAATGGCCGGATCAGCGCATTCTGATCGTCACCCATGTGCGCGAGCTGATCGCGCAGAACCATGCCGAGATGATGGGGCTGTGGCCCGATGCGCCGGCCGGCATCTACTCGGCCGGGCTACGCCGCCGCGATATCGGCGCCCAGGTGCTGTTCGCCGGCATCCAGTCGATCCACCGCCGCGCCTATGACGTGCAGCAATGCGACCTGGTGCTGATCGACGAGGCTCACCTGATCCCCCGCGCCTCCGATACCATGTATCGGCGCTTCCTCGACACGCTCGCGCGGATCAACCCCTACCTCAAGGTGATCGGCTTCACCGCGACGCCCTATCGCCTCGACAGCGGCATGCTGCACCAGGGCGAGGAGCGGCTGTTCACCGACATCGCCTACGAGGTGTCGATCCGCGACCTGATCGATCAGGGCTATCTGTGCCCGCTGGTCAGCAAGGCGACCAATGTCGCGCTCGACGTCGCCGGCGTCGGCACCCGGGGCGGCGAGTTCATCGCTGGCCAGCTGCAGGCCGCCGTGGATCGCGAGTCGATCACCCAGGCTGCGATCGACGAGGTGATAGCGTACGGCGAGGAGCGTCGGTCCTGGCTGTTGTTCTGCGCCGGGGTCGAGCACGCGGCCCATGTCGCGCAGGCGGTCCGCGCGCGCGGCTTCTCCTGCGAGACCATCTTCGGCCACACACCCACGGCGGAGCGTGACCGTATCATTGCTGCCTTCAAGCGCGGGGAGATCCGGGCGCTTGCCTCCATGGGCGTGCTCACCACCGGCTTCAATGCCCCGGCAGTCGATTTGATCGCCATGCTGCGCCC